TGTTATTGGACCAGTGGACATTGCGTTTTTATTAGTTGTGATTGTATAATTAGTTGTCACAGTTTGAGAGTTTTCTATGAAAACTTCGTCGCTACCACCACCTGTTGCTCCACCACCTAACGCACCCCAAGCACTACCATTATATCCTTCAAACTTAGTCAACGTGGTGTTAAATCTTAACATACCTGTTTGTGGGCTTGCGTCTCTTTGTGCAGTTGTACCTACTGTGGATTTTATTGAGCCTGTTCCAGTAAAGTCTACATAACCTGTTCCGTCTGGATCTAAAGTTATGTTACCATTTGTATCAGTAGAAGAAAGTGTATTGCCGTCAAGTTTTAAATTATCAACTTCAAACGAGCCTGTTCTTTTTTCATTAGGTTGTAAAACAGTAACCACAGCACCACTACCAGCACCGTCAAACTTTAAAACGACATCTTTACCATTAGGTATTTCAAAATCGTTTGACGCATTGTATGTGCCTTGAAAAACTATAACACTCCTACTAGCAGAAAGACTGTTACGCATAAATACTATTTTTTCTGCATTGTTAGGTGTTAACTGTACATAAGCAGTTCCACCTAAATCACCACCATCATTAAACTCTATAAATTTATTTCTACCATTAGAACTTGAACCATCTGTAATAGGTAAAGCTGTTGGAGAGCCTGAACTACCTGCAGACGATAAAGTTACAGTTATAACACCGTTTATTGCTTCATCTAAAATATCAAAATTAGTATTAGTTGTTGTGCCCCATGTACCACTTTGGTCACCAGTGGCCATTTTTTCAATACCTAAATTGGTAGTATATGTACTAGTCATAATTAGTCAATCCTAATAATTGCAGTGCTACCAGCAGCAGGAAAAACAATTCTAAAAGTTCCTGCAGCAACTGTAAAATCTCCACCAAATGCTAAAACTGCTATCGCTTTATTAGATGCTGAAGAGTTATATATTAAAGCACCATTAGCAGTAAAAGATGCACTTGTCCATTCTGGATCATTAAAATCTACATACGCAGTAGTGCCACTAGTGGCTATGGTTGCACCTGTTAAAGTGTTACCACCTGCCGAGTATCCTGTGCCTGATATTTCGTTTGTGGTTGCATATGCAGTTGTACTTGCACCTAAAGTAGCTGAACTTGTATAAAGTGCTATTTTTAAAGTGTCTGTGTCTAAGTCGTGCTCTTTGTTTAAAAGTTCCTGTTTAAAACTTGTGCACATTGCTTGTGTTATTGCCATTGGTTAAATACCTCCGTTGTATTCTGCTGTATAATTTCTAACCATCTCTTCTTGAAACCCTTTTATTGCTTCATCAAATTGTGCCTTATATAAGTTTAACGTGTCTTGGGCTTTAAGAAAAGCAGAAGTTTCATAAAGTGATGCTGAAAGTAAAACATTCTCTGCATTGTCGCCAATCCAACTATTTGCATTAGAACTAGAAAGTCCAGTTTCTGGTGCTATAAAGTCAACTTGATAACTAAGTGTTGCACTAGGAGTTGGTGCTAAAGTTAAAGTAATTCCTGATGTAGTAGCATTTTTAGTGCTGTACATTTCAGGTGTCCCTGTTGTACTAGCATTTGGCCAGTAATCTCTTAAGTAAGAATCTACCCTATGGTCTAAGTAAACTAGGTTACTTGACGAGTTAGTTATAGAAACTTGACGTACCATTCTAGCATCAGCCACCGTATAGTCAGCTGTGCCTATTGATAGTGTGCCTGTTGTAGTTTTTCTAAAACAAGGCAAACTAGGTAAACGTTGAAAAATCATTTCTTCAGCTTGTGCAATAATAGTATTTATAGAATTGTCTAGTTCTGTAGAGTCGTCTTCAACAAAATTTTTAATATTTGTAACTAATGTAGAATAATTCATAATTTAATTTCCCCAAGTTCCCGTACTCCAAGCATCTTCACCCCAACCTCTATTAACTTGTATAGAAACTGTACCTAAAGCACCTGTACCATTTAAACCTGTTTCTGTTATTTCTGCCTCTGCAGTTTCTGTACCAGTAGCACCTGTAGCACCAATACCTGTAACTCCTGTAACAATTACAAGTAAATTACCATCCCCAGCTAAACCAAAACCCTCTATTGCACCTGTACCGTTTACACCACTTGGTAAAGCTGATAGTGTTAAACTTTCTGTACCAATAGCACCTGTACCATTTACTCCTGCTTCAGTTATTTCACTTTCCGTAACCTGAGTTCCTAAAGCACCTGTACCATTTACTCCTGAAATATTTTTAGAAGTTATAAAGGT